GTAGCTGACGAGGGCGAGCCACGGGTGCCTTGCGAGCACGCCGTCTGGCCGGTTGCCTCGGGACCCGAGCGCGAGCACGAGTCATGAGAAAGAGAAAAGAACAAAATGGCCTTCTTTGCCACGTTTTGGTGCCCCTGGCGGCTCCGGGGGGACTTTTGAACCCGGTCCGACACCGTCACTGCATAAAGGACTTCCCGCCTGGGTCATAGGGCTCTTTTGGAAGAACCCAACCGCGAGCGGATACAAAATCCTTAAAGTCTTGGAGGTGCACACTATGCAACATCGCGAGCCAACAACCAGCCAGAACATCCTGTGGGGGGTTGGAATCCTCACCGAAGGTGACGTCAAGTTGAGAGATGACCTTTGCCCAATTGAGAAATCGGGCGGTCCATCCAGTAGCCGTCTTTTCATAGTCATGGGAAGTAAATTCCACTGGTCCGTGGGAAGGTGCAACACCTCCAATGACACCCGAAACTTCTTTGGTTTCCACCCCTGCTTTCCGCAAGAGTTCATAATTTACCTTTCCTGTGTGTAGTTCATCGTCCCCATTGACGTGTACTTTCGAAGCGCCTGCCAGCAACAGGCCAAGAGCCCGAACACAGCTGTTTTGCGAGCTGGTGCTGGGCACGCCTGTGGCTGTGCAACCAAAAGTTTGAACCTCAAGAAGGTCTGAACCCACCACCAAAAGGTGAGCTGTTGTGACTCCGGCATGTATATAGAGCAACTCCGCGAAGACATCAGAACGGTTTGTGCAAAGATAGTCCCGGCGTTCGGCGTCTGCATAAACTCCGCCGCGGGGTACAGAAATGTCCCAGGCTGAAGCGTCGCTCCACCCAATCTCAGACACACCCTCTCCTAACCAATCCAGCACAACGCCCGTGCGCTCCACACCCTTGGGATCGTGTCCCAGACCGACTGCTTGAACTCGTAAGGTACCGCCTTGGTAAGAGGCTATATCTTGTTTGTTTTGCACTCTATGTAAGAGTGATTCACAAGCTGAGTCCAGAATCGAGCTGATCCAGATCAAGCGCCAGCGCTTTGAGCGAATCTTTTTCCGGAAATGGATTTCTTGCTTCACAAAGAGTTCCTCGGGATCCATAAGACCCATTTGGACGAGACTTGAAGGTCGAAGGACGGCGGCAAAATCAGCTTCTGCGTACTGCAAGGCCAAGCGACACTGGACGAGATACTTCAGCAAGTTGCGATGGTCTGATGAATTCTTCCATGTCGCCTTTGGACCATGAAGATGCCTGCTGGAGAACCCAGCAGAACGACTCCCGTCCATGGCTTCGAAGAAGAAATCCATCTCCCGAGAGAGCCCGTATGACTCAAAACTCCTCGTCGGAGTGAACTCGGAGAAGTATTTTTCCACTATCTCTTGATAATTCGGTGCCGCGTCCAACGCCTCCCAGAAACCAATCGAGCGGTCTTTCATTTGAGTGAAAAGAGACTCCCGTACAGCGTCAGGTCCGGCAGGGGGAAGAGCTGGCCACAAGTGAGGCTCCGCAGGCAATTTGTCCTCTCCACAACCACGTGCCTTTAAGAATTCTGCTGCGAAAAGCGAAATCCTTCGAAGAGGCAAGCGTTTGGAAAAAGAAGAAGGTACTGATCCTACACGGCACATTCCGGCAACAGATTCCTCAGGAAACTGAGAGAAAGAAACGCCACCAGAAGCCATGTAAGACCGATACACAGCGAACGCAGCTGTAGCCAAAAGGGTTAAGGCACCAATGTTTCTCAAAGGCAACAAGTCAGATAGTTTTTCTGTGGAGAAGTACGTAGCCAAATTTTCCGATTCTTCCGCCGTCATGTCCCGAGCCGGGCGTGGCGCCTGGGTTTCAGAACAGTCATTGGCCCAATACCGGGTCGCATCCATATTGGGATACTGGTAGTGG